ATATGATGATGGTGAGGTTAGGCAGTATATTAATCGTTTGGGAGGATTATAAGATGAAATATTACAATGGATACTTTAAAGAACTTAAGAATGAAATTGTACAGTGGATCAGAGACTGGTTTGATCAAAATGGCCCAGGCTGCAATGCAATAGTAGGAATCTCTGGTGGAAAAGATTCTTCTGTTGTAGCAGCATTATGTGTTGAAGCATTAGGAAAAGACAGAGTAATTGGTGTGCTTATGCCACAGGGTCAGCAGAAAGATATTTATGCTGCGTACAAGCTTTGTGAATTTCTTGATATTAAATCATACGAAATCAACATTGGCGACACAGTTCGAAGTGTATTGTCAAGACTCGAAAGCTCAGGAATCGAGATCAGCGAACAGACAAAAATAAATCTTCCGGCACGTATTAGAATGTCTACATTATATGCTGTCTCTCAGTCTTGTAATGGAAGAGTAGCAAATACATGTAATCTTTCAGAATCATATGTCGGTTATGAAACCAGGTATGGTGATTCGGCAGGTGATTTTAGTCCGTTAGGAAAATTAACTGTATATGAAGTTAAAAAACTTGGATATGAATTATTGCTTCCTACAGAACTTATTGAAAAGATCCCGATAGATGGCTTGTGTGAAAAGACAGATGAGGACAATTTAGGATTCCCATATGAAGTTCTGGACAGATATCTTCGTACAGGAGAGATTGACGATCTGGATGTAAAAGCTAAGATTGATTTAATGCATAAACGATGCCTTTTTAAATCAGAGAAGATCCCGGTATTTAATCCTGGATTAAAAGTAGAGGTAGCATAATGGAAAATGTACTTATATCAATTTTTTTGTTCGAACTTTTCTTTACAATGCTTTTAGTAATAAACTGTGCAGTAGATGAATTATTACCAATAGGAGAATATAAAACGTGGCTCCAAAATAGAAACTGGTTCGGTAAGATATATATATTTATTACAATTATATTTACTATTCCTGCAGCAATTATTGTATATATCGCTTTTTTCATTGTGTTCTTAGTAACATTTATTTATACACTTGGAATTAAAGAGGAGAAGAAATAACATGAAACCATATGATGTTGGGCTTGTTTGTGGGCGTTTTCAAACGTTCCACAAAGGCCATGAAAAGCTTATTGATACTGGGTTATTGCTTTGTGATCGGATGCTTATTCTTGTTGGCAGTGCACAAGAATGTGGGACAGAACGTAATCCTTTGAATGTAAATACTCGGATTAAAATGATACGTGAAGTGTATGGTGATGATCCAAACATTATGATTTATGCATTATCAGACCTCACTGATGAAAATGATATTACTCCAGATTGGGGCAGATATCTTCTTCAAAATGTAGATCGGTATATTTATAAAAATCCAGATGTAATGATTTATGGTAATGATGATAGCCGGAGTGGATGGTTTGATAAGAAAGATTTAAAGAACACCACTGAATTAATCATTAATCGTGAAGAATTACCCATCTCTGGAACCATGTTGAGAGCACTTATGATACAGGATAAACGGCGAGAATGGATGACTTTTGTTAATCCTAAGTTACATAAAATGTATGATGAAATTCGTAGTGAACTTATGGAAAGCATAAGGGAGAATTAATATATGGAATTTGCAAAAGCAATAGCATGGATTTCAACTGCAGTAGCAGTAATAATAGGCATGAAAATTACAGAATCGCCATGGTGCTTGTGGGCGTTTTTGTTACCATTATCAATGAGTTAAAGTTACATGATAATGTAGATGTGGAATTTGAAATTTTAGCAGAGGAGTTTAAAAGATAAACATGAATAATATTTATTTGGTTATGAGAGAAAAAGACAATGTAGTTGTGTCTATTATGCTGAATAAATCAGATCATACATATTCTTTTGTAAATCTTACAAAAGGACATATTTGTACTTGCAAATTTGCTACATTTGAAGATGCTATAAAAGATATGGAGGAGAAGAAAGACAATGGAGAAGTCATAGATTATATAAAATTACTATGAATTATAAAGAAAGAACTGATTCTAAAGAGGTTTTAAATGGCAAAATATCTAATGAAATATAAAGGTACTTACAGACTAAAAGCTGCAATAGATCAAAGTACCAATGATTATCCCAGAGATGATTCTGGAGGAATAGATCCAAGTTTTGATGATATTTATATTAAGTGTTATGGTGGCGCTCAGATATATCATTATGGTTTTTCTACTCTTGTAGCTTATATCCCATCTATAGGAAGAGGACACAATATTTTAAAAGCTATAGCTAATGATATTGGGTTACCTGAATATGAAACTTATGAAGAATTATATAAGGCACTTGAAGATGAAGGAACTGTACGAAGTATCATGGAAAACGACAAAGAAATAGAGTTTAAGTTCCATGCTCGTAAGTTAGAATACATAGCACTTTTTCTTAAACCTGCGATTGCAGGAGCTGATATTAGTCCTTTCTCGACTAAGAACTTACCCAAATGTGATTACCCTATTCCTGAGGAAGATTTAGCAGAATACAACGCTATTTTGGATTCTATGGACAGTAAGGATTACTTGTTAGTCTCTAGGGTAACCGATGCTTTTTTGACCAATAAACTTCAAAAAAGTAAGCAGTATAGGACAATTGATTTGAAAAAAGATATGAAGAAAAAATGTTTAAAAACTAAAGAATATATCAATTCATTAGGCGAATGGAATGAATATATTGAATATTTAAAAAAGGAGATTTGTAAATGCGGATCGAAAGATTAACTTACGTTACTGAAAATGGAGAGATTTTGTTTCACCCAGACGGTTATCCATCTGATAAAGGACTTACAATTAAGCAACTTGCAAAAAACAAAAGATGGAAAATTCTTAATAAAATTGCTCGTCAATTAGCAAATTATGAACAATCTGACAATATTAAACAATCAATAAAATTAAGTAACGATATAATACTTTATTATATTGATTTTATATGGTCGAAATGTCATAAAGGAATAGAACACGATGGATATAGTGATGAATGTAACCATTGTAACGACTATGGATGTAGTAGTAAGAAAGAATACTATATAGACACGATTAACCTTATTAGTCACTTGGATTATATTTCTAAAAAGGATATTGGTAAAAAATACTTTTTTACGTATGAAGAAGCACAAACTAAACTAAAAGAATTGCAAAATGCTCATTTAATATAAAGTTATACTCAGATAATATATACATTAAATTACATACAAAAAGGAGATTAATAATATGGCAAAAAGAGTAGCAAGATTTGAGAAAGTTACATACAGACAGTTTGAAAAAGATTGGATTGATGCATTTAATGTTCCTGAACTAAATATGTCAACTAGGCGAAATATTAAGGATATTTATGATGCAATTACGTTACCTAAAAGAGCAACAAAAGGCAGCGCAGGATATGACTTTGTAAGTCCTTTGACATTTACTTTAAAGCCGGGTGAAACCATTAAAATTCCTACAGGGATCAGATGTGAAATGAACATAGATTGGGTCCTAATGTTATATCCTAGAAGTGGATTAGGATGCAAATATGGGTTAAATCTCATGAATCAAACAGGTATTGTGGATTCAGATTTTTATTACAGTGATAACGAAGGACATATCTTTGTTAAACTGAAAAATAATGGTGATAAAGAATGTACAATTAGAGAAGGTGACAATGTTGTACAGGGAGTATTTTTAGAATATGGTATTACTATTGATGATGAAGTAACAGGCATAAGAAATGGTGGATTTGGAAGTACAACAAAGAATAAGTAGAGGTGTAAACGCTTATGAAGAATAGAGAGAAATTTGCTAAAGAGATTTTGGATATTGCTTGTAATGGTAGGAGTATAGCAGTAACAAAAGAAAATAAAATCGCTTATTGTAGTAATATATCATGTGAATCATGCATGTTTGATGGTTGTGGTAAACATATTGGACGTTCACAGGCATGCTCCGATCGATTACGTGAATGGGCTGAATCAGAATATGTAGAGAAACCTACAATTACATCAAGAGAAAAGAACTTCCTTGATGCCCTTCTGTCTAATTGTAAATATATTGCAAGAGATATCAATAATGATCTTTATATTTACTATAATAAACCAAGACGTAATTCTATGAATGAATTGTGGATAACTGAAGATAGTAATTATTTTTATGTATCAAGAGATATGTATGGTAATATGTTTAACTTCATTAAATGGGAGGATGAAGCACCTTGGGGCATTGAAGACTTGAAAAAATTAGAGGTGAGAGACGAATAACATATGATTACAACAGACAGAGAAAAAGCTATATGCGAAAAATATAGCGCATATGATAAAAATAATCGTGTCCATTGTAATGAGTGTCCACTTAGTAAAGGGAATCCTACTCAATATGACTTCCGGTGCAAAGCGAACAGTCATTATAATAGACACACTCGTGCATGGGAATATGATGATTAAGAAAGGATAATTATGAAGATTCGTTTAAACAATTCTACAGATGCTAAAACTGTAGTATCTATTGCAAATAAATTTAAAGATTGTGATATTGATGGTAGTATAGGACGATGCATTATAGATTTGAAATCTATATTAGGAGTATTATCATTTGGCCTTCCGAAAGTAATTGATGTTACAGTAAGAAGCGATGATAAAGCTTTAGTTAAAGAATTTGAAGATAGTGTAATGTTCTGGAGGTGCGATGACGATGGATGAAATGTTAACTCCAACAGATATACAAAAACATCTTAAAATAGGACGTAACAAGACATATCAGCTTATTCAATTAAGTTCTTTTCCTAAAATAAAAATAGGAAATACATACAGAATTCCTAAAGAAAAGTATCTTAAATGGATATCTGATAATATACGTAAAA